CGTCTTTCTTCTTGCCGGCCCAAATCCCTTTCTGGTCTGCGAGTGGCTTGCTGCCGCCGAACCAGCCCATAGCCCTCCGTGTTGTGGATGGCACCAACAAAAAGGGCCGGCCCTCTGCTGTCGACAGAGAGCAGGCCCTGGAATTCATTGTTGGTGGAGAGCAGAGAATGACTCCGCTCCACAAGGTTCCGCCGCGACGAGGATGCGTCGCTACATACGGACGATGCTCAAGAGATACATGGGACGCTTGACAGTAACATGGTTTCGGTGCTCAACTCGCCGGTTTTCCACCAGCTAGTAGGCGGAGATCCTCAGCATTCGCCGGCTGGACCTTCTGGTCCGCTTGAAACGCCGCAATCACGTCGCGCGCCGTTTCGAGCATCCCATACGCCAGCATCCGGTTCGCGAGCGGGCCCGTGACGTTCACCTTGCCTGCCGCGTTCAGTTCAATCGTCAACGTCGCCAGCACGTTCGCGCCTTCAGCCATGCGTCTCCTACTCTCTCGGCCCATGATCCAGCTTCACCACGTACGCGGTTTCGACTTCCGTGAATCCGTGCTTGAGATACCAGCGCCCGATCTCGGTTCCCGCTGGCGCGATCATCTTGAGCAGCACCAGCTCGTGCGCCTTCGCCCACTCTATTGCGCGGTCCAGGAGCGCCGGCCCGAGTCGCCCAAACCCCCGATGGGACGGTTCGGTCCACCAGAGCAGCTCGTCGGCGTAGCGTTCCCCGGTCAGCAGATGCGGCACGGCGACCAGGGCGAGCATCCCGACGAGATCCCCACCGCGATCTTCGGCGACGAGGAGCAGCACCGTGTCGTCATCCTGGCCGAGGAGCCAGTCAGTCAACCGCTCCGCGTGCGCCTGCGTGATGTCGAGGAGTTTCACGTAGCCCGTGGCGTGGGCGAAATGGAGGCCCATTTGGACGAGGGCGTCACGGTCGGCTGGGATCGCGGGGCGGATGGTCACCACGGCTCCGCGTCCCGCTCGGCTCCGACCGTCTCGAACGGATCCGCATCGCGTTGGGCGTGGGCCCGCCGCTGCAGCTTCTCGATCACCTCGCCCGGCATGTCTTCGAGCGCATACGTCTGCATATACGCATCCGCCAAATCAGGCGAGCGCCCAAGCCGTTCCTTGATCTGGTCCTTGTCTTCGAGCTGAAACACCCCGTTGACGAAGGTATACGTCGGGACCGTCAGCTCCCCGACCATCTCCGGCAAGGGAGGCAGTGCGGCGCCGCCGCGAATCGCTTCCGCGCCTTTGATCCAGAACTCCGCCCGCCGATTCTTATACCGGGGATTGATCGCCTTGCCCGCGTAGTTGATCCCGATGGCGGAAATGCCGGCGGCTACCAGGTTATCGATCACCCCGTGGCCCCAATGCCCCGTGTCGTCGATCAGTTCGAGCTCACTCCGCCAGCGGGCCTTACACACCATGATGCGCGCGGCGATGTCTGTGGTTCGAGCGCCGCGCATGATAATCGGCCGGAAGCTGGCGAGCCCTTGCCTGGGAAAGATGACCGTCCGGTCGTCGCCGAAGCGCGCCACGTCCACGCCTAAGCGCTTTTGCGCCCACTCGTATTGGTCAATCCGGAGATGCCGGGTCATCGCGCGCTCGACTTCTTCGACCCCCAAGAGGGCATTGATCGAGGCCGGCGGGAACTCGCCCAGGACGTTGACCATCACCCATGGATTCTCGCGCCCGTACGACCGAATCTGTTGCTCCGCCCACTCGAGCGAAATCCGCGGCGAGCGGTTCGCCGCCTTCGGGTCGCCCGTAATCGTCACAATGGCCCAGAGATGCCGATCGGTCGTACAGGCCCGATAGAGCGGACCGTCCAGATGTGTCGGGTTGCCGGCCTGAATCACATGGCCTTCCACGCACGACGCGAGAATGGCTTCCGCCGTCGTCATCACGGCTTGGGGATAGCCGCCCGTTTCGTCCAGAATCCACATCACATAGTCGGCATGGAGACCCGCCAAGGCGTTGGCTTGCTGCTCCGCGTCGGCCTGCTTCGGCCAACCGCGCGCCTGAATAAACCAGTTCGCAAAATGCTCTTTGTGGACGACCGCCGTCTTTGTCCAGGCGAACGTCTCCCGGAAGAACGGCGACCGCGTCATCCACTTGGCAAACTCCGGCCAGAGGTTCGCATTGAGATTGCCTTCCGTGATCGAGGTCGCGCCAATGCGGGGAAACGGCCGCGTCCCTAGAAAGTTCAAGCCCAGCCACGAGAGCACCGCGGTTTTCCCAGGCCCCTTACAGGCTTTGAGCGCCAGCCGGGGGGAATGGGGAAAGAGCGCCAACGCTTCGGCCTGCCAGGCGTCCGGTTCGGCCTGAAACTCTTCGCGCACCATGTCGATCGGGTGCTCGCGCCAGCGCTTCAGCTTTTCCCAGATGCGCCGCGCCTCCACACTCGTCATGCGTCGCCCTCAGGCGGGGTGGCGCCCAGATAGAGCCCGAGGTCGAATTCCACCACATGCTGTTGCTTAAGCTTCCCGCCTGCCTGGGCCATCAGTTCCCGCGCCTTCAGGCTGTCATTCATCGTCACTTCGATCCCGTGTTCCTTGAACTTGATCGACTTGAGTGACCGCCGGACACTCTCCGGCCACTGCTGAATCGGGAGCAACTGCCCGTCATCGTCAAAGAGCTGCGTCGGGTCCGCGCGGGCGTCCTGACTGATGAGCATCAGGGCCTCGTCGGCTTCCATCTGTAATCGCTTGTGCTGGGCCTTCCGACCGGCCGACACAGCGCCTCGAACGTTAGCATCCGTTAACGCCCGGCTGGCGCAGGCCGCCGCGGCCCGGTCGCCTTTACACTCAGGATGTGTCGCGCGCCAGGCCCGCGTGCCGTTGTTGTCAATCAGATATTCGGCCACAAACTGCGCCTGGGGCGGGGTGAGGGCGGTCGACGGTTTCTTGGGCATCAGGATCTAGTGTGCGCTGGTTCCCGACGGTGGACGGGTGCCATTTTCCTTAAGGATTCGCTGACTCCCCGCGTCCGCCCCTGCGGTACCGAGGCGTGCGGATCTCCCCCGCCTGTCCACGCGCGCCAACTCGTTCTCGTCGTCGTTCTTCATGGTTGGGTCTCAGGTGGGGGCGGCGCGGGAGGGATCCACGGAGACCGCTCAGCACGACGACGATCAGGATGCGCGCATGGACAGGACGGGTTCACCGGACACCTCCCGTACCGCGTCCGTCGCCCGTGGTCTCTTGAGCGTCCGGTGTCTCCCTCATCGCAGGATCGCCTCGTCCGCTTGTTCCAAGGCCGCCCTGAGCGTCTCGATCGCTTTCCCTGACTTCACCATGCCCACCGTAAATCGAAAGCCTCTCCAGCCCGCCAGCGCCGCCGCATTGAGCTTCTCGGCGTCGCGCTCGTAGCCCGCGCCTCGATTGTGCCGCCCGCCGACCCACGTCCCCCCGTCCACTTCGGCGTAGAGCTTCCGGTCCGGCCACGCCAAATCCAGGCGCCATCGGCGGACGGGATGAAACCGCACCTCCGTCTCCGGCAGAGGCAATCCCAGCGCTCGGCACTGAAACTTGAGGTTCTGTTCGTAGCCGCTCCGGCTCATCGTCAGAGCCCCCCGCCGAAGTGGCGTCCGCGTGGCCGCCGTGGGACGGCCTCGGCTTGAATCATCGCCGCCTGTTCCGTCGCCGTCGGCGTCTTCCGGCGCGGCACGCTCACCGATTGGCCATACCGATCCAACCGTGGCGCGGATCTCGTGGGATAGACTGCCACGTTCAGCAACCCCTGAAATTGGCCATAGTGAATATCCCCCGACCACACCACGTCAAAGAGTTCGCGCGCGTCAGCATGCACAGTACAGCGACCCCTTAGCTACCGCGTTCACGGCTTGGCGACTGATTCGAACATCTCGGACAAAGACCCTTGACTGAGCCGCTGCGCGGCCATCTCGCAGTGCTTCTCTTCCAGTTCGATCCCGATGGCCTTCCGCCCGAGGCGCTTCGCGGCCACGAGCGTCGTGCCGCTGCCCATGAACGCATCGAGAATCGTGTCGCCTTCGTCGCTGAATAACGACAC